AGGCTGCTACCCGTACGGCTGCGGTTTTACCAGTCCCACTCAGGTTGTTATGTACGTGCAACGCGCAAGCATTTTGAGGTAAGAAATTCATCAAAGGAGAACCGAATGCCGTACACACAACATACTGATGCATCCGTAACTCTGGCCTAGTGTTGTAGAAATTAGCCATTTTCTTCCACGCATCCAACGTGCCCTTTGGCTGAAAGTATGAGATGTAGGCAGCGGTAGATGTGGATGGAGGGTTATGTTGAATATAATCTGCGTGTATTTCTTTATCGCCCACGATGAACGCGCTCATGGTTTCGTCAGCCCAACCAAACTGTCGATGCGCGGTGTCCGCTGTAGAAGTTGTCTGTAACTCGTTTACCCAAGTAATCATATATTGCATCAAGTCGTCTATTCGTGGGACGGCAACGCCCTGCATCGCCATATTCTTACGGAACTCTTCACGAGAAGTCATTGCTGTAAGCGGCATCGTGAACTCTCGCACACCGTCTTTCGGCAGGTGTATTCTACAAACCACAGTCTCACCTGCTTCTACATCTAGTATGCGTTGTGTCACGTATACGTCGTGATGGTAGATAACATGCTCATCGACTTCTCCGTCTTGGCTGATGTTCCTGACGTACACACCGCCGTTAGATCCACGAAAGTACGGGCGAGGATATAACGGTATAACGTGTTGTGTAGAAACATCCTGACAAGGCAACTTTTCTATCAGCATGGCATGACCTGCTTGTAGTTGCTGATCCTGAAAGTCATTTGCATATGTACCATCTTCGTTTATTTCTGCTTCTGACACCCTGCGCCCTAGTGCAATCGGTGAACTGATCTTGCCCCAGTGTGGGCAGTTGGGGCATATGCCGCCTTCATTTTCATCAAACGTAGTACAACGGTACGGGCCTTTAATTAGATCCAACTTCTTGAGCGTTAGTTCTGGCGTGTACTCGGGGTGCTTCTCAGATATTTTTTGTGCCGCTTTGTCACCATCTTCGCAAAACTTAGCGATAGACAATCCTGCCCTCCACATCGGCTCACTCGCCTCTGCTTGACCCTTGATTATGCGTGCAAGCTGTTTGCAGCCTTTGGCGTTAGACGACTTTAAAAGAATATCTTTGAAGCTGTATTTAAGGTTCTGGATGATAGCTTCGCGTATATTAGATAATCCCTCTTCTGCTACGCGCTTTTGTGGCAGCGTGAGTGTGTCTATACCCACCTTGCTGCCGAAAAAATCAAAGTTAATTTTGTCGGGTGTTTTATTTACAGGTTCTACCGGCGCAGGAATATCAGGTTTGTGGTTATGTGTCCCAACTACCCGTAGAACCCGCGCAGCATCTGATGGGACAGCGGGGTCTATTTCTAACCCAAACTCTTTGCATTTACGCTTGAACTGTTCAGCTACCGGCTTCCACTCTTCCATTGGCACCGGATCGTTTAACACCCAGTAGACGTGGAGTCCACGACCTGAGTTCACTATAAGAGGTTTTGGTAATTTTAGTGATACGCAGAAGTCTTGTAGTCTGCGTATCGCCTCTCCTTGGGTGGTAAAACCTTTGCCGGTATCTGCCTTGTCCTCACCACAATCTAAATCAAGAAAGAAAGATCTTATGTGGCTAACATCCTCTGCCCGACGAGTCCCCTTCTCTTTGAAGTTACCCATCGCAAAATAAACGTCACAACCCTCTTGATCGTAATACTCAGCGGCTTCCGCTAGTTCTTCTAGCGAATCAAAATATACTTGCCGGTGCCTACCTGCTGTCGAGCTATGTATAAAGGCGACGTATGCCCCTTCGGGTGGTAGCACCCAACGTAAAAATTCTATCGTGTTCATTTTTGCACCCAGTGCCGAGGGTACGCTGTGACAGAGATGTCGGCGCATCTTTTTCGGGGGAAACTACGACCCCTAGTCACAGCGGAGTGATTGCTAAGGTTTAGTCATCCCAATCCTCAACAATGGCACTCAGATCGTCGTCATCTTCCTTGGGTGCGGGGGTAGATTTCTTTACGACCTTTTTTGGTTCCTCTATCTCAGAGGTGTCTGGCTCATCACCGAAAATGTCGTCACTGTCATCTTCAGGCTCATCAATCGCGCTACGAGTTGTATCTGTAAACGGGTTATCAGGTTGCGCTACAAAGCCCCCATCTACGACGCCGAAAGGCGAACGTGCCGCTAAAGGCTTGTAGTCGATGACTTGCACAGCACTAAGCCTCAAACTAACGCCATAACCGTTGATAGCGTATGGTACAAACGTGAACGCCACGTTTACGGTGCTACCTGTGGTTAGCTGAAAATCTGACGGCAGCTTGTTATTTTTGGCATCGACTTGCAGTGGAGGCGTTGTCTTGTCGCTGCCGTATGCACCTTTCAACTTTGCCTTACCAACCCAGCGACCATCCTCCTGTTTTTTCAGTGGGTTAGGAAACTTATCGGGCCAACCGTCTTTTTTCTCAGCTTTGTAGGCAACATTCATCGCCTTATGTAACGCTTTAGCTTTCGTTTGATCCATGACAAAAGACATTTCATATGCGGCATTATCGTCCAACGGATCGCACTTAACAGAGGCACCCTTGCCGCCATTCGCGGTCTGGTCAAACTTGTACGTAGCGTCGAGTTTTGGGTATAGAGCCTCGACATTCTCTATTGTGTAATACTTATAATCATCAGCCATTTTGGTCTCCTAGTTGGCTATCGTAAACCCTTCAGTAACAGTGAAGGGCGAACCTCCACGATTATGTGGCGTAACGTCGAAAGCAATTGCTTCTAATGTTTCGTCACTGTCCACCATCTCTCTCACTAAAATAAGCTCTTGCTCTTCTAATGGTCTCTGGGGGTAGAAGAACAGCTTTGGCACGACGCTAGCCGCATCAAAACTTATTCTCGTTACCACCACTGCGCTGGGCGTCCCATGCCCAGACAAAAACTTGGCATACGCCTGCAAGGGCATCGAACTCTTACCTGCTGCTTTGCCAAATATCGAAGAGGCAGGAACTTGCAATTGATAGACCGTCTTTAACGCTCGTTCTTCAACGATTGCTAAACGCTGCCCAAACCGACAAGCCCTGCCCCCACCTTCACCAGAACCCCTTATGTTGTGCGTGCAGTCCATGCAACGCGCACTCTGCTTTTGGTTATCTGGCACTTCGGGAGCTGGTCTCTGAGTGTCTTTCGACCAACACGTTGGCAAACGTCTAGCGTTCGGATCGTAACTACCTTTGTAAAACGAGCGCGATACTGCCGCTGCGTTTACGATAATTACGTCTGCTACCCTGCCGTCCGGTTGGTGATCTAACCCAGTAAACTTGTTACCCTGTAAACTGACTCGACGCACTACACGTCTTCATCAGGATCGAAACTCGTGGGGTCAAACCCCTCCGTTTCAGATTCATCAGCCACCGCTTCACCCTTTAACAGAGTTTCTGCAATCGTTGCCAAAGCGAATCTTTGGGTATGCCCTATCTTTATATACGTGTTTTTCGGTATGACCCCATCCCTCACCCATTTACGGGCAGTGGATAATGACACACCAAAATGTTTCGCAACATCTTCAATCGGAACTAATTGCTCCATCACGCCTTCCTTATCGTTAGCGCATACTCAGAATCCACGTTTAGTCCCTTCGGCAGTAATTCAGGATTCTCTTCGAGAAACTGCTTAACCGCTCCTTGGTGTAAACGCTTTTCTAGAAACTCTGGCACCTCATGCTCCAAAATAAATTGGTGCATAGATTCCCAATCAGATGTCCAATACTTCTGCTTAACCGTACGGTAAAACGTACCAGCATCGGTCTTGACGCTTTTGATGTCGTTTTCTTTGAGGTAACTGAGCAACGCGCTCTTGATTTTGTTTTGCTTATTGACAAGTTTTTCGTCAGCCTTTTTGTATTCCGCAGACAGTTCGTCTCTAGCCGCTTTCAAATTCAGGTAAGCCTGAGTCAGTTTTGGTAAAGGCACACCGTCTACGTATTTCGCATCAGCCATGTTTTGTCCTTTCATTGCCGAGAAATGCAATATAGTTACAGCTAGTAACTTAATCAAGTATTTCTTGGTAAAGATCTATAATTTTTGTATGTGTGTCTATTTTGTTATCTAGAAGTGCGTATACGCGCTTTTCTATGTGCGATCCTCGTAACTGTACGACGGTGCATTTGTGGTCTTGCCCTGTCCTGTGGATACGAGCATTCGCCTGTGCATAGGTTTCGACAGAGCTTGTCGGCCCCCACCATACGATTGTGTTAGCAGCAGTCAGCGTTACGCCGTGTGCTGCCGCTTGCGGTTGGATGACCAGCACTCGTGGAGTATCTGTTTCTTGGAACTCTTTGAAGATGCGGGTGCGATCACTGGCCTTGACTGCCCCGCTGATGACCTCCGTAGGTATCTTGTCTTTACGTAGCTTTTCAGCAAGCAGTGTGATCGTGTGCTTGAACGGCACAAATATCAGAACTTTTTTACTTGATTCATCAATCACCTCACGCAGAACCTTGTATCTGTGCTTGATGTCGAACTCCACCACCTCGTTGTCATCGGTATACACCGCGCCAGAGCTTATCTGTAACAGCTTATTCATGTTGACCGCCGCTGTAGCTGCTGTGACTGTTTCCTCCGCAGCTTCCATAACCATTCTATTTTTTAGTTCTTTGTAGTATTTATCCTGCTGACGGCTGAGTGGTACGTCACGAGTTGTGTATATGATGTCAGGTAGATCAAGACACTCCTCCTTGGTGAACCGTATCGCTGGTTGCAGTGCGTTGAAAACTGTTTCTGTGGCATCGGGCTTGGGCACCCATTTGAAGTTTGTGACCTTTATCATGGTCTGGTCACGAAAAGAGCCAAAGAAGCGTGGCACCGCTTTCGGGTTAACAAGTTTAGCCAGACCGTATGCGTCCAACGGACTCTGTGCAGCGGGGGTGCCAGTCATCATCCATAGCCACTTGTCAGGGCCGAGCAGCTTGTTGAGTGTTTTCCAGCGGTCAGTCTGTGCATTCTTGTAATGAGTTGCTTCGTCCACGATGACCAGATCAAACCCACCGTTGGCGATAGCTTCGGATGCGATTGCCACACCGTCATAATTTATTATGACGAACTCTGCATCGCTCTCTATTATCTGCGCTCTCTTCTTTGCTGTACCGTAAGCCACGTCCACCTTGCGGTGCATAGCAAAAGTAAACAGATCTTCTCGCCATGCGGAGTCCATAATCGACAAAGGACAGACCACAAGAACACGATTGATGCGCCCTTGGTTCATCAAAAAATCTGCTGCCCAGATAGCACTGGCTGTCTTGCCGGTGCCCTGCTCGTTGAAGCAGAACGCACGTTTGTTGAGTGTCAGAAACCCTGCTGTGGTTTTTTGGTGTTTGAATGGTTGGTGTTTGCCCGTCCACTTATACTTGCCTTCGATGGGCGACGGTGCGTGAATGTCGAGATTCTTGAGTACGTGGGCCTCGTCTACACCCCAGTTAACGACTACACGATTACCTGATAACTCCTTACTCTTTGGTATGACTTCAGTGACCTTTTGAGGGTTACGTAGGCGTAGTAGCAGTGCCTTGTTGTCTATGACTTTCATTTACCACCCTTCTTATCTTTCGTTAACACGTAGTCTTTGGTGACGATGCCGTACTTCGCATCGCCGCGTTGGTGCGCGTTAATCCATATCACTCGCCCATTTTTGTATACTCTCTCGTGGCCTTTCACCTCATGCAGTGCGTTACCAAACTCACGAGTGCGCTTGGTCTGCTTACCTTCTATAACTTGTTTCTCTTTAGGTAGTTTGATTTCAAGTTTGTAGTGGCGATTGCGAGGTTGCATCCGACTACTAATGTTCTTTGTGTGCTTGCCGCGAGGCACAGGTTCTGTAAACACCCAGCTAAAATTCTGTGCGGCTATAAACCCCAAGAGTTTCGGAAAAGACTGAACCATAATCATCGCATAGGGGTCTTCTTCTTCAATAGCAGCCTGTGCGAGCCTCATAGCGCCAAGATGAGGGTCGAAGTCGCCTTCTGGAAACGTGGTTGGCATGACAGAGAGTTGATTGACCATACGTTTTTCATCAGAATTTATTTCCTGTGCCCATTCGTTATAGTCTATTTGGGTCTCACCCGTTATGGGATCGACAACACCCCACTTAGGTATAGCAATAAGGCATTTCAATACCTCAAAGAGTGTTAGCCCTGCTTCATCTTTAATGCCGGTGCCATATTCAGTTTCGTAGACCGCCCACGGTTCCTCTTGTACGTCATCAGAGTAACCTGCATTGACAATGGATGTGGGAAGGTGAGTGATATGTAACCTCTTATCACCTACACCTGCTTCACCGACGTAGTACTGATAACGGTAAAACGTCTCTGGTGTTTCTACTGGGCTATCGACACGTATAGCGAGAGCTTGCTCTCTTTGCACTTTGGTTATCAGCCAGCCTTCAAACACTTGCTGACCTCCATCCTCCATATCGACAGGTCTAGGCAATTCCCATGCTATAAACATCTCCTCATGTGGGATTCTTGCTTTCCAAAAATTAGTGACCATCTGTCTGCGCGTGCTTTTTTTAATTTTAGCTGTCGTATCTAGAACCACGTCCTCCGATACTTCATAAACGACACTGTTCAATAACTGACTAGCCGCAGCGGGTGCCGCATCGTTTATCATCTTTTTTAAGAGTGGCTTAGTAGGAAGCGTCACACCCTTGACCCGCAGAAAAGGCTTCTGCATCGTGTGCGCTATCTCGGCTTGGAAATCTGCTACTGTAAATCTGTTACCCATGTTTTTGCCCCTTCATGCAAAAAAGCGCGAAGTGAGTGTCCACAACACGCGAATAAAAAGTGGGGCAGGGCAACAGGGTTAGCCTGTTCCGAGCATCCGATTGAGGCCCACCATCACTGAAAGGCCATACCCCAAAACTGAATGCGGTGGTTGATGAGATTGACGCCAATTTACTAGGAACCACAACAATACCTAGTCGTGGGGAACGTACTTCATCTCATCCATTCTTTATGCAGCATGTGTTCAACTGCGAGGAGAAGTCGGATGCCACCGC